CGTTGATCCCCAGCCAGGTCTGGGGGCATACACTGTGGTATGCCAGCACACGCGAATCTTAAGGTACTCATGTTTTCGAGCTTTACTCAGATAACCTAAAATGCTTAAAGGAGTGCGTCAATCAAAGCCTCACCAGCCGTCCCTAGAAGAGACGCTGGAAAAGGCAAGAAAGTAGAAGCCGCTTTAGCGAGCCCCGAACCAAGTTTAGCCAGCACAGACTTGCCTTCAACAGCCGACTTGACATCACCACCGGCGTAAAGATCTCCAGTGCTCTTAGCTACAGCTTTGAAAACTTGTGTCTCCGGAGCCGAAGGTTCATCTGGGGCGTACGCAGCAGGCAACATAGGAACAACGTTCGTCGCCTGCGCGGCCTCCATAGGGTTTGAGGGCGAAGGGGTCGTAGCCATCACATTACTAGTACCGGTAATTGGAATACCCTCCCAGTTAATGACGACACGAACCTCTCCAAGTGACTGATTCCCACCAGCCACAGTAGCACCTCGAACCATCCAGAAAGCCGTGGGATAAACCCACTGGTTGTAAGGTTGCTGAATCATAATCGTATTAACGACGGTAGCTTCATCAGCGTATGTAATGCCACCTGGGCACGCCCAAACCCCATTGAGGGCCCCATTGGTGTTCATAACCGCGGGGTATGTGCCACAAGCCTCATTATTGTACGTGGAATACCACGGATTACCAGCAATAGAGGCATCGAAGATCTCATCCGAGGTCGTTCGATAAATGAAGTCCTGAGCGTCCTCAAAACGCCACACCAAAGTGACAGGCTGGGTAACATTGGCTGCGAACGAAGTTCCAGCAGCCAAATCATCAAGCGTGGGAGTAACAGGCATGACAACCCCCCCCACAAGCCCAGCAGGGCTAGCAGGACTCCCGAGAATAGCCACGCCATTAATGGTGGGCGTTCCTGACAGGTTAGCAGCAAAGTCATTCCAATCAATTGACGCAGGACTTTGCTGGCGAGACATTATTCCGGCACGAAGGGAGCCGGAGGCTGTCAAAGCCGCCTGTGTTGGGGTAAATTTGACGACCATGCTGACTGGACGCACAGCCGCGAAGTTCTGTTGTACTGCAGCCTTCTGCGCAGCAGGCAAAACGTCATGCACGACCTCGGGAGTAAAAGTGTCTGCACCGCTCATGACGACAGGAAAACCTGCAGTAGTAGTAGTGGCCGTAGGACACAAGCCTGTAATCAATGGGTTATTACCCGCCGCGAACCCACCCTTGTACATGAGACACGGGTGGTAGCCGCCATTGGACAACGCTGGCGTGTGAAACGCAAGGTAGTCGCCCGCAGCATTGACCTTGATGTCATCGACGTACGACGTCTGGAATTTGACAGAAGGCATTGTCTCATCGTCTGGGATGCCTTTTCCTTTGCCAGCAAACTCAGGATCAACGATCGCTGAGAGGAAGTCGTTGTTGGCCCTAGGCTGCTTAGGTCGTGACTTCCCGCCTTTCTTGGCGGTGATGTGACCAGCTGCGGCGTCACGGGCGACGGCTTTGTTGATGCGCTTGACACCTTTGCGGGCAGCTGCAGCGATGTCTTGCTTGTCACGCTTCGGTTTGTCCCCAGTAGGAGCCATGCCATCAGCGTATTGTGTAGTGGGATTTGATTCAAAATTTCGCAGCCCCACCATGCTGCAACTCGACCCAAGGGTCGTCCCGACGAAGAGGAAAAGAATGAGCAACGCCGTCCAAAAAGGCACCCGCTTCCACTTATGCCTATCTTCTTCGAACAACCCCGGCATGAGCGCGTACCGAGTGGCCTTCTCCTGGAAGACCACAGAACGCATGCCCCTAGGCACAAGGTCACGTGAGGACAAACCTCCCATGAAATGACGAGTAAAGTATCGGCGCGGGTAGGGAGGGTTAACCACTACCTTAAGCTTCCCAGCTTGGCGTCGACTATCAAGGCTTTTATCCTGAGCTTCCACATCGGCTAATGCCGCGTCCCAAGCACGATCGATCATGCGTTGACGAACTATCTGGCGTGTTGCATCATTCAACTTTACCCCGAGACTACAGGCAAACATCACAAGCTGATTAAGCTCAGTACAATGCCGGGCCTCGAAGAAAAACTGGTCCCAATTCCTCCTATCCTCAGTCTGGCTAAGTAAATTAGCCAAAGACTTACCAATATTCATGCGACGGAAATTGTTACTATGGACATCGTAACGATGTGAGCAGAAATCAATTCCCCCACCCATCGCAAAGGATTTTGTCTGCGGGATCACCCCCTTCAACAAAACCCCCATCTTTTCAAAAACTTTCCCAATCTCAGCTCTAGAGCAACCGTGTGTGTCCAAACACCCGTCATCGCCCATTGCAAAAACACGATTCTCCAAACGAGGCCACAAAGCGAGTTTCATCATAACACATTGCTCAAAAGTGTTGATCTTGCTCGTCTCTGCGCGGCCAGACAAGGTTATACCGAAACGGCGCAGGCCCCACAGTCTCCCCGGCGCGCCCGGACGAGGGCCGCCTGTAAAGAGAATGGGATCACCACGCAACAATTCGAGTTTCACGCGCAAGGTGAAAACCCAATCATTTCGGTCGAATAGGTAGCAAAAAGCTGGATAGGCCAACTGAATTTGGCCCGGAACATTGAAATCATGCGCCGAACTATCAATCGACGCAGGTTCGCGCATCGCACGAATCTCAGATGAGACGATTGCATGATCTGCATCCGCAGCGCCCATTCCCGCTTTAAAAGGCGAGGTGTGCCACGTTTTCATAGTCCACTTATTAAGGTGTCCATAAAGAAAAATCTCAACGATTTGATCCACCAAGGAAACACTCGCTATCAAACGATAACGCTGGTTGATGAGCTTTGCAGCCGGATGAATCTCATTCTTCACAAAAACTCTAACCGTATCCTGGAGTTGGTTCTTATCCAAAGTAGACATGAGCCAAATCTTTCGAACGTCCGACGTCTCCATCAATACAAGACGATTACGGGCGATATCCACAACTGAACGCCACAAGACAAGATCTGTACAAATGTCCTTCTTGGTGGCAGCGACTTCATGGTACGGTAAGCCCGGAGACGCCTCCGGGCTATTGAGAATTTGAATCCGAATTTCTTCAATCCTTTCCTCGGAAAAATCACACATACCAACCGGCCCCTTAGGGGGGCCTTCTTTGGCAGTGCTCATGTGTTCGCAAAACAAAGAAGTGATGCAGTCACTCAAACGGTTACTGTCAACACTGTTACCGACGTCCTTACGACGACCGGCCTGAAACAATAAACTGGCAACTTCAGCTGACCCACCCCGCGGGGGGAGGCCAGAGCCAGGTTCACAAAACAAACCTCCATCAGAAAAATCAAAAGTCTTACCATCTGTCTCTTGACAGAAAGGCGTGTGTGCGCAGCCGAGCTCTATCACGCCTGGATAGAGCCCGGCCGCACTTTTGGGTCTACCGTCGCGGGGACTGTGGGGGTCTGGGAGAGCTTGCCGGCGACAACTGTCTTCAAGGCGGCAAAACTCTGGCGAAGCTCTTTCACCTTAGCTTTCTCCTCCACACTAAGAAGAGTCCACTCAGGTGTACTAAAAGAAAGGGAAGGAGCAAGCTCCTTTTGAGCGGTCTTCTCGCGTTTTCCAGCCGGCTTAAGTTTGTCGGGCTTAGCCACTGGCTTCTTCGCGGGAACCGTCTCCTTCACTTTTGACGTCTTTTCTACCACAGGCGACGCATTCTCCTTCCTCTTCCTGACAAACTTGAAGGGCGTATTGATGAAGCCCTCATCATTGGCATGTCGGTCGCCCCACTCATTAAACTCATGATCATGTAGGGCGTGGAGAAGCTCCTCAGCACCGATCTCCTCGTCGTTGGCATAGAGCGTGTGCCAACCGGCGTCGGAGCGGTCCTGTAGGTAGTATTTGGCGTCTACGGCCCTAGCGAAACGATAACGTTGAACGACGCTTGTCGGCGACGTACTATTAGAGGCAACTTCCTTCTCAGGAGTAGCCACGTTCATTCGCATTTGGGCGCGGAAATTGTAAGGAAAGCTCAATTGCGCAAGGTTGTGCGTCAGCAAATCAGACTCGCCAACCCACACCCCTACGTGCATGAGCCTACCATTGTGTTTGACGAACAAAGGAGCTCCTGAGTATCCTTTATCGGAAGTGATCGCGATTCGAATCTGCCCAGGATGTCCCCCTTGCACAAAGTGCCAATCAGTTGTTGTCTGCAACTGTTGCTCACGAGTATCAACATTAATCGTCAGAACGTAAATATCCGTCCGTTCAGAGATCTCATAAATCCTCTCAAGAGCCTTAGTAGCACCAATAGCATTCAAAACGTCAGCAGGGATTTGAATCCACGCAATGTCCACTGCGTGTTCCGGGCAAGCAATACGGTTGCAACACCGACCGCGTGCCATCCAATCCTGACGAAAGTATTCAGTGGCATCATACCACTTGGAGCTCTTGGCGACCAGCATAACTCGATCGCCCACTCCAACATTTTGAGCAAGTGCCTCGACAATGTGTAAAGCCGTAGCCAGCCTAAGCTGGCCCAAATGCTCAACCGCACTACCAAAGCCGACGAAAGACGCACTCCCAGTTCCACTGAGACTGACAATTCCGACAGCTTGCACCTTGGAAATCGTCGCCTTATCAGGCAGCGTTCCCACAAGGCGAGGGAGGCCACCCGAAGCCATGGAATTAATCGCCAACAGCGCACTCTCACGCTGAGCTTTATTCATGACCTTGGCGGCCTCACGGGCCTTCTCGATTTCTGCCTTAGCGAATTCAGCGCGTTTAGCACGCACTCCGAAATCCGTGGGATCGCCTTTCAAAAGGACGGACAGATTATCACACGGAACCGGGTTGCAACGATAGACTCGTACACGCAGTGTCAACACTGTCAAGACCCACTCAAAGAAGGTCATGTAGACCGCTACAAAGAGAAGGAAAACGAGACTATCAAACACCGGCTCAATCATATCAAGCCTTGCGACTTGACGAAACATCTCCGGTGATAGGGGACCATGAACAGGCGCCGCAATCTGCCAGAAAGATCGAATCCACGTGACGCAAGTACGCACGAAGCCTGACCTCCTGGCGAGAAAGTGAAACGCCGCGGCCGCGCTAATAGCCGCAACACACTGGTACACCAGCGCCACGAAAGCCTGAAGGCTTCCAGTGGTGATTTTACGCACAAAGCCCCAAAGGAGCACGAGTGCAACGGCCGTAACAGCCGAGCCAGCAATGGCCGCCCCAAACGGGGTGGCACAAAGCTCACTGACGTACACCCTCAAGCGGTGAAGCTCAAAGAAGGCCGAAGCCATAGTAAGACAGTGTAGGAAGGCTGCAACGACCTTCCACAAAGCGATTTTCATGTTGAACATGGTTAGTGGCAGGGATATCTCACAAGCCAC